TGAAGGCGCTGGAGATGCCATCGATCGCCGGCCCGAGTGTCTCGTTGAAGGCGCCGGCGAGGCCCTCGACGAACCTCTTGAGCCGGTAGAAGATGCCGAAGATCGACTTCGCGAAGCCCTTGACTCCGGCGTTCTCGACCTTGTTCAGCTCCTCGAGCACCGCGCCCGAGAAGGCGCCGTCTCGGATGAGCTGGCTGACCGCCTCCCAGGCGAGCTTGGTGCGCTTCCACATGCGCTGGAAGGCGTCGCCGATCCCTCCCAGGTTGTCCTGGATCGCCCAGCGCAGCGCGAGCACCGCACCGACCACGAGCCCGATCACGAGGATCACGGGCCACGCGGCGGCGAGCAGCGCCATGAAGGCGGCGATGGCTGCCTTGACCGCGACCACCACGAAGCCGAACACCATCTTGAGGACCATCCCGCCGGCGACGGCGGCTAGGATGCCGGCGACCGCCACGAAGAGGCCGGCGGCGAACCGCTTGATCGGACCCGGGATGGCGCGGATCAGCTTGATCAGCCCGTTGATGATGGTGACGAGCCCGGAGACGATCGGCTTGAGGACCTGGGCCAGCGGCTGCCCGATGGTGATGGCGAGCGTCTGCATCGACCCCTTGAGCAGCGTCTTCTGCCCCTCGAAGTTGTTGAGCAGCTTGTCGCGGAACTCGCCGGCGGCCCCGCCCGCGTTGGCCATCGACTTCCGCAGGAAGTCCACCGCGGCGGCGCCCTGAAGCAGTTCGCCCTTGGCGTTGCGGACGCCCTTGGCGAGCTGCCCGGCGATCGCGTTCTGGGCGGTCAGGCCGAAGCGACCGAACAGCTCGGTCATCTTCGCCACGCGCTTGGTGTCGGTCAGCCCGGCGAGCGCCGCATCGGTCTCGAGGACGATGTCCATGAAGGGGCGGAACTTGCCGTTCGCGTCGGCGACGTTGACGCCCACCTGCTTGAACTTGTCGGCGTTCTTGGCCATGAACAGCAGCGCGCTCGAGACGCTGCTCGCGGCCACGGAGGCGTCGACGCCGGTGTTCTTCACGAGGCCGACGGCCGGCAGCATCTCGTCGATGCTCTGCTTCGCGGCGCCGGCGCCGCGGGCCACGGTGCCCAGGGCCAGCGAGAGGTCCTTGGCCTGCAGGGCGGTGACGTTCGAGATCCGCAGGAGCTTGTCGGTGGTGATGCCCGCCTGATCCACCTCGAGGCCGAAGATCTTGAGCGCGGCGGCGGTCGATGCCGTCGCCTCCGCGACGCTGATCTGCCCGCCGGCGGCGAGGTCCAGCGAGGGGATCAGCGCGGCCATCGACTCCTGGGCGTTGTACCCCTGGGCTGCGAGGTTGCCGAGCCCCTCGGCCGCCTCCTTCGGGCTGAACTGCGTGGCGAGGCCGGCGTCGAGCGCGGCTGTCTCCAGCAGCCCGAGGTCGGCGGCAGACGCACGGCTGATCGCACCGACCTTGGCGATCTCCTGATCGAACTTCCCAGCCGGGTTGGCGATGGCGAAGGCGGCGCCCAGGGCGGCGGCGCCCACGACGAAGGCGCCGAAGGCGACCTTCAGCTTGCCCAGGTTGGCCTTGATGGAGGCGGTGCCAGCGGAGACCCGCTGGTCCAGGGCGCCGAAGCTGCTCGACACGCGACCGAACTTCGCGCTCGCCGCGTCGCGCGCGGTGAAGATGAAGCCCAGCCCCATGTTGTTGAGCGCCATGCGCGACCTCCGGGTCGGTTCGAGCCGACCCCCATCCTACCGCTACCGGCCGGACTTCGCTGCGGCCTTGATCGCCTTCGCCTCCTCGTGGCGCCTCCGGTCCACCGCCTCGTAGAGCCAGTTGGCGTCGGCGGCGTCCAGCTCGAGCACGTCCTGCCAGGAAAGCCCGAGGCCGGAGCCACCATGCGCTGTCCAGCATAGCTCGAAGGCGCGGTTGCGCCAGCTCTCGATGTCCAGGCCGACGAAGACACCGCCGTCGATCTCGGCGGTGTTGAGGGCTCCGGCCAGGGCGTAGAGGTCGACCCGGTGCTCGCCGAGGAAGCCAGCTACCGGCCCTGCGTCGACCGACGCTTCTTCGGCAGCCAGAACCCCTCGTCGAAAGGGATGTCCAGTTCCTGCTCGGCCCCGCAGTCCTGGCACTCCACCCCAATCGTGGTCTCGACGCCGCAGTCGCGCCGCTCCATCTCCTCGATGATCGCGAGTACGTCGGCCATGCCGAGGTCCTCGATCCAGGGCATCCGGTCCTTCGGCTTGAGCGGCTCGCCGTCGACCACCACGTCCACGATCCGGGTCATGAGGGCGCCGGAGATCGGGGCGTCCTTGAACCGGCGGGCGTTCTGCGCCATCGCCTGTTCGTCGGCGCCGACGGCCACCTTGAAGACGACCACCCCGCCTGCCACCTCGAACTCGAAGCGGTTGGTCGTGATGAAGACCTCGAGGTCGGCCGGGTCGAGCACGCGGCGAGGCAGGTCCTCGAGGATGTGGACCCGCCAGTCGTTGCGCTCGCGGCAGGCGTCGCAGTGCCAGCGGAAGTCGTAGTGCGGGCCGTAGGTCGCCGCGCGGATCGCGAGCGCGGCGGCGAAGCGGTCGCCCTGGCAGACCTTCGGCCACGGCAGCGAGCCGTCGGCGTTGAGGGTGTAGGGGCCGGCGTCCACGACGCCTTCGGTGCAGTCCTCCACGAGCTTCCCGATCGTACCACCGCGCTTCGCGAGGCGACGATCGGAGAAGATGCGCTGCTCGCGCACCTTCATGCCGCGGAGGTCCAAGACCAGACCAGTGGGGAGCGTGGTCTGCATGGGTCCTCCTGGGTGTGCGGCGCCGGGCCGGCGCCTTGGATCATCCGATCTCGAAGTAGTCGTAGGCCAGCTCGACGCTCTCGATCAGCGGGTCGTCGCTGTCGGCGTCCCAATCGCCCGCGACGAAGCGGACGGGGAAGCAGCCGTAGAGCGTCCACCGCCGGCGCTCGGAGCCGTCGCGGTCCCGCTGGACCACGTCGATGGTCCGCTTGTAGTTGTTCTCGTTCAGGCCGGTCCCGGTGGACGCCTTCGAGACCTGCTCCATCCAGTCGTAGATGTCGCGGTCGTCGGTCGCCCCCCGGCCCAGCGTGACGTTGGGGTAGTTCTTCTTGACGGGGCGCTTGTGCGGGATGGCCCGGCCGCCCTCCATGAGAGAGGCGACGGTCACCTCGACTGCCAGCTCCGACATGGTCAGGAAGCCGGCGCGCTGGATGCCGTCGATCTCCACGAGGTACTCGTGGCGCGTGTAGAAGTCGAGGGGCTCACCGGCCATCTGTCGTCCTCCTGCAGCGGGGCCTTACAGCGCCCGGGTGTCCTGGGTGATCTCGATGATCACGTACTCGGTCGGCTTGGCGGTGGCCAGCAGCGCCTTGGCGTTCAGCCGCCCGGCGAACTCGTCGGCGGTCGAGTTGTTGGTCGTGTCGCAGACCACCTGAAAGGCGTCCTCGGGCTCTTCGGAGCGGAAGGCACCCCGCTGCATCTGCGTCACGAGGAAGCTGATCATGGTCCGGCGCACCGAGGCGCGCAGCGATTCGCCGTTGCGCTTGAAGCGCGCGAAGTCGAGGCCCCGGCGCAGCGACCGCTTGATGAAGTTGACGCCGCGCCGCTCGTTGATGTTGGGGAAGTTGCCGTCCCCCTTGAGCGTCCGGCTGCCGTCCACGTAGTAGGACCGGCCCGGGGCGGTCGTGATCGGGTTGATCCGCTTCGGGTAGACGAGGTCCCTGGTCGCCTCCTCGAGCACCGCCTCGTCCTCGACACCGAGCACGCTCAGCAGCACGCCGGGGCCGTCGGAGCCGGCCGGGGGGTCGTAGACGCCGCCGGGCCGGGCGCCGTCGCCCTTCGCCATCCGACCGCAGATCAGCCCGCTCGGCGCGATGGTGATCGTGTCCTCGTTGCCGAAGATCGACTTCGACGGGTTGAGCACCTTGCACCAGGGCCAGTAGACCGCGCCCTGCTCGCTCGCGCCAATGAGCGCGGCGGTGGTCTCCACCCACGTGATGACCTCGGTGCGGTCCTGCGCCTGGGGCACGTCGATGACCGCGAAGACCTCGCCGTCGCGCGTGTTGTCGCAGTAGGCCAGCATCCCACTGGCCACCGCGGCGCTCGCCCGGCCGGGGATCGCGATCACGGTCAGGTCGAGGGTCAGGTCGAGGGCGCGCAGCCCGGTCCGGCCGGCGTCGCTCGAGCCGCCGAGGAAGTCGTTGTCGTCGAGGTCGACCAGCCCGTCGTTGCCGCCGGCGAGCACGATGCTCTGGTTGTCCGGCCGCGGGTTGCCGACCACGTCGAGGTCGGTCAGGCGGATCAGGTCCGACCCGGCGTTGACGATGTCCACCGCGTAGCGGTCGTCGGTCGGGTCCGGGCTCAGGTTGACGAAGGTCTCCTTCACCACGCCGTCGATGGTGACGGTCGTGTTGAAGCGCGCGGCCTCCCCCGAGGTCGCGGCGGCCACCGCCACCGCGGCGCCGTCGGCGTAGGTCCCGTGGGTCTTGCCCTCGACGGTGTAGACGTCGACCGAGCTGCTGTCGGCCCCGGTCTGCACCACGTCCTCGACGAAGCCGAAGGCATCCGCGGTCGCCCCCTTCACCTCGAGGGTGGCGGCCAGCCCGGTGTCGCCGGTCGAGATGCGGAGCAGCCCGCCCGACTCGTCCACGACGACCTCGCCCGGCAGCGCGGCGGCCTCCACCAGCGTCTTCACCTCGTCGGCGGTGACGGCGGCGAGGTTGGCGACGCTGCCGGCGCCGGCCACGCTCTCGGCGAAGGCGAAGGCGGCGGCGGCGGTGCCACCGTCCACGGAGACCGAGCTGTCGGTGCCCTCGATCTCCGACTCGATGAAGATGTCGGCGCCGTCGTTCCAGACCTTCGCGTCGTTGATCTGCTGCGCGATGACCGCGGTGGCCTCCCCCAACGTGACCGCGCCGATGACGGCGATCAGCGGGTCGGCGGCGGCGAAGGTGACCGTCTGCTGCGCGCCGCCGTCCATCGTGATCAGCAGGGTCTGGCCGTCGGCCAGGGCCAGGGGGAAGACGCCGGCGCTCTGGACCTGCTCTGCGGTGCCGTTGAAGGTCGCGGTGTCGTCGGGGCCGCCGTCCACCGAGAAGACGAGGGTGTCGCCGTCGACCATGGCGAAGGGGGCCGCGCCGCCGGAGATCCGCGCCGGAGTCGCCGCGCCGGGGGTGACGAGGTTCTTCGTCGACCGGACCGCCGTCAGGGTCGTCGGGTCCAGCACGTCGGTGTAGTGCGCGGTGCGCACCACCCAAAGCTGCCCGGAGCCCTCGGCGAAGAAGGCCCGGACCGCCTGCGCGAGGTGCGCGGTGGCGATGTTCAGGTAGCCGCCGAAGTGCTTGGTGTACTCGGCGAAGCTGGTGACGAGGACCGGGGTGCCGATGGGGCCGCGCTCGGCGACGCCCACCATCCCGAAGACCGCGGTCGCGGCCCCCTGGATCTGACGGACCGCCGGCGGGGTCTCGATGACGGCGACCTTGGAAGCAAGCTCGGTGGCGGCCATGCGCGTTCTCCCTACAGGGCTTCGTCTTCGACGACCACGTCGTCGACGACTCGGCTTCGGTTCAGCGGGCGTCCCGAGTCGATCTGGACCCCCAGGATGGTGACCTCCCAAACGGCCACGTTCGGCCGCTGGTCCGTGCTCATGGTCGTTCGCACCTGCCCCGCGACCATCGGCCACCGCAGTGTACCAGAGTCTGGGTCTCCATCGACCTTGAGCATAGAGAGCCGCCGGTTGGCGTTCAAGAAGCGTCCGACGGCGGCGATCATGTTGTGGAGCTGGCGCTTCGCTCCGGCCTCGGTCACGAGGTTGAGCGCGAACTCGAGGTGGTACGCCAGCCCCTGGCTTCGCGTCTCGAGCACGTCCGCTGGGCCGACGGGGACATCCTCCTCGCGCAGATCCCGCTGTCGCCAGAGGAGGGCGGGCGTCATCTTCGGCCCGGCCAAGATGATCGCCGGGGTCTCGGCGACCTCGACCACGCGAAGTCCGTCGCCGGTGTCCGGGTCGAAGTCGACCGCGACGCCGGGGGTGACCCGCGCGACCACCTCTCGGCGAAGCAGGAGGATGAGGCGCCCGATCAGCCGGCTCAGCTCGCTCGGCTGGGTCGTCGGCGTCCTCGTCATGGTGAAGGCGTCGGCCGAGACGTCCACCTCGCCAACGACCGGCAGGCCGCCGGCGTCGAGGTTCTGGATCGAGACATCGACCAGACCAGGGCCAGCGGTGTTCGGATCGTCGGCCGGATCGGGCTCGAACTTCGGCACCCGCACCAGGGCCACGCGGTCAGGCCCCTCGTCGATCACCCCGAGCACATCGGCGACCGCCTCGCCGAAGCGCACCTCGACGCTGTCGGCGAAGTCGACGCCGGTGATGTAGGCCAGCTCGGTCCCGTCGGCGACGGCCGCGTTCGGCGTGATCAGCGTGATGGAGGGCACCGCCATTCAGGTCCACCCCATATCCTTCGCGATCTCGGCGAGCATCCTGCGCTGCGGGTTGCTCCTCTTCCAGCGGTCGAAGGCGGTCCGAAGGAAGGGACGGGCGGGGATCTGGATCACGACGACGCCTGCAGGCCCGGACGACCCGCGGCGGCGCTTGCGCCGGCCTCGCTCGCGCGAGAAGAGCGCCCCCAGGAACTTCCGCATCTTCGGGGTGATCGGGATCACGAACGGCTGGGTGCCGTACTCGTGGATCTCGGCGATGCGGACCAGCTTGTCGCCGGCCTTCCGCGGGACGCCGACGAAGGCCCGGTCGCCGCGGGCCACCACCGAGATCGAGTTGCGCAGCTCGCCGCTGCGGATCAGGGGCTTGCCACCTCGAAAACCGCTTAGCCGGCGTGCGGCCCGCGTGAGGGGCGACAGCGGCTCGAACTCCTTGGACCCCTTTCGAAGCCCAACGACGATCTCTCGGCGCAGACGCTGCGCCTCCCGGCGCACAGCGAGGTTGATCGCCCGGTGCATGCGCGGCCCACCGCCGGCGCGGAGAACGCGACGAGCCCGGTCCCACTGGCCTACGCGGCGCACAGCCATCAGGTCGTCCCCCGGGCGCGCTAACCCTGCGGTCGCGGCGCCAGCTTGAGGCACAGCAGGTTGCGGTGCGGGTTGGCCAGGGCCAGGGCGAACCCCTCGGGGCGCGCCTCGGTGACGTAGACGGGCTCGCGCGGCGTCATAACCACGGTGCCGTCCTCTCGAGAGATCGAGACGAGCCGGTCGCCGGCGCGGATCGCGGCCATGCCATCGGCGCCCACCAGCCCCTGGGCCTCGAGGTCGGCGAAGTGCAGGGTCAGCTCGATGTCCGAGTCGGGCACGTTGCCCGCCTCCACCATCGCCAGCCCCTCGAACGCCTTATCGTCGATCTGCGCCGGCAGCCGGATGTTCGGGTCCAGCTCTCGCCGGATCGGGACGCCGGCGTCGGCGGCCCCCTCGAGGGCGGGCTCGTCGTAGAGGGTGTCGTACCCCTTGGTCGCCGGCCCGGGCGGATCGACCGCCTCGATGCCGGCCGGGTCCAGACGGGCCAGTTCCACCACGAAGGGGCAGATCAGGAAGCCTCGAAACACGTCACACGCTCGCGATGCCGGATCGGCGGTAGCGCTTGATGATCAGGTCCACCTCGGCGTTGCCGGTGAACGGCGCGTCGCTCGCGGGGCGCTGCGCCCAGGCCGCGCTCTGCGTCTTGGTGCGGATCGAGATGAGCTGCCCGGCGCCACCTCCACCACCGCCACCGCCGGCGAGCGCGGTCGCGATCGGGGTGCGCCGGCCAGCCACCAGCATGATGCAGGCACGCTTGATCGGGAGCGGGACTCGCCCGAAGGCAGATCCGTCGGCCTCGGTGTAGCCGAAGACCCCGGTCACCACGATGTTCTGCTCGCCCTTCGGCCAGCGCTGGGCGTCGGTCGCCTCCGGGTCCCATCGGAACCCAGGCGCGTCCTCGAAGCGCGTCCCCTCCATCGGGCCGCCCTCGACGAGGATCATGTCGGCCGGGTCGTAGGTCGTGTCGCCCACCGAGATCGAGTCGATGCGGAGAGGGGGGGCCGGGGTGTAGAGCCGGAGGGTGCCGGTGCCGTCCAGCCGGAGCGTGCGCATCCGGGGCTCGAACCACCACCGGCAGTAGCTGTCGAGGTCGCGGCTGGCCTCCTCGATCATCTCGCGCAGGCGGGCGTCGCTGACCATCGCCACGGTGAGCCACTCCGCCCGGCAGTCCTCGACGGTGCAGTAGCCGCGCAGCCGGTCTGCGCGGGCGGCCACCGCATCGCCCACCGAGAAATCCTCGGTGAAGGAGGACTCGGGGTCGCCATCCTCGGCGACGAAGAACCAGCGGATCTCGTGCGGGCCGAGGGCCTCGTCGTCGGGCACCAGCCAGTCGGCGACGTAGTGGCCGACCTCGAGGGCGTCTGCGTCGAGGTCGACCGCGGCCCGGCCGGCGACCGGGTAGGTCTGCACGTCGGGGCCGCCGTCGGGCGTGCTCCAGATCTCGAACTCGAGGGTGAAGGGGGCGAAGGGGATGCCGGAGCGCTCGAGGTAGACATCGAGGGTCGGATTCTCGAACGAGCTGGACTCCCCCCTGTTGATCTGGACCACGAGGCACCTCGCTCGGTTGGCGCGGACTCAGGATAGCAGAGCCCGGCGAGGTGTGGGATCAGGAGGTGGGGCTGGCCTTCTTCGTCGAGCGCCGGCGGCTGCGACCGCTGCTCTTCGGCTTCGCCGGGGCCGGGGCCGGGGCCGGGGCCGGGGCCTCGACCGGGGCCGCCTTCGCCGCGCGGGTCGCCCGGGGCCGGGGCGGGACCGGCTTCGGCTTGTCGTCGATCACCTCGATTTCGAACATGCGCGGGCCGCGGGTCACCGGCTGTCGCTTCTCGCGGAGGATCGCGGCCAGATCGGCGGAGACCTCGCGCGACTGCCCCTGCGTGAAGGGGTGGGCCTTGCGGCGCGACCGGGGCTTCGCGCCATCGGGCCTGGGCTCGAAGACGGTGATCGTCTGCGTCGGGTAGTCCTTCGCCGGACCCTCGACCATCGTGGCGATGTACTTGGGCATGGAGCTGCTCCAGGGCTGGGTGGTCTGCCCCCGGGGAATCCCCCGGGGGTCACACAGCATCGTCGCTCAGAACGGACGCCGGATCAAGCGTCCGGCGAATCAGGATCAGGCGAAGCCCTGGTTGAGGACGTTGTCGCCCACGACCACCGCGTTGGGGTCGGAGAACTTCACGTCCATCCGGCAGGTGATCACGATGCTGATGTAGCCGGCCCGGACGTTGCGGTCGACCTCGAAGCGGATGTTCCGCCAGAAGCCCACCACGATGTTCTTCGGCACGGTCAGCAGCACCTTGGTCTCGTCCTCGCCCACCCCCAGGTCCTCGGGCCAGAGGCCGATCGGGGTGATGAGGGTGCCGTGGTGCTTGATCGAGGTCGCGTCCGACTGCTGCTTGTCGGCGGCGTCGGTCTCGCGGTCCTCGAACAGCAGGCGGAAGTCCTCCTCGGCGTTGTCCGAGGTGAGGAACTCCATCTTGCTCTTGAGCCGGCGGTAGGGCTTGGGGATCGCCCGGTGCATCAGGGTGAGGTTCTGCCGGTTCACCCGGTCGCCGCCGAAGTCGACCACGTGGAGCGTCGCCTGCTTGAGGATGCCGTCCAGCGTGGCGAGGTAGTCGTCGGCCGAGTCGACGTCGCCGTTGATGACCAGCTCCTCGAGATCCGCCGACACCCGCTCGCGGGCCATCGCCGTCACCAGGGCGGGGAAGGTGCCGCGCTGGATGTTGTCCTCGACGATCTCGTCGGGGATGCGGATCTCGCCCTTCAGGAGCTGCGCGTCCAACTCCACGAAGCCGAAGTCCGGGTTGGACCGATCGGCCTCGTTGTTCAGGGCGGTCGCCGAGGTGCCGCGTCGCATGATCCGGCTGTTCAGCCCGATGCGGGGGATGCGCTGCTTGGGCGCGTCCATCGGGGTGACGGTGACCTTCTTCATCAGGTCACTCGACTGGATCATCTCCTTGATGAACTGCTTGGCCTTCGCCGGCTCGAGCAGCCCGCCACCGTCGCGGATCTCGTCGAGGGCGAGGTCGGCCTTCTGGATGAGCTGCCGATTCGACATCGCTCTGTACCTCTCCTGCTGTGAGCCGACCGCTGCCGGCCGTTGTAGCCTACTACGCCACCGAGGTCTTCACCAGCGCTTGCTGGATCAGCCCTTCTCGGGCGCGTTCAGATCCGAGGGCCAGTCCACGTCGACCCCCTTGCGAGCGTTCGCGCGGGCGCCCCCACCGGAGCCCCCGGTCGACGGCGCGACCGGCACCGCCTCCATCTTCGTCACGCGGGCCTGCAGCTCGCCGAGGGCTTTGCCCACCGCGTCCTTGGCCTGGGTCTCGAGCAGCCGGTCGAGCTTCTCGTCGAGCGCGCCGAGCTTCTCGAGCACCATCGCCCAGCGGTCACCCTCGGTGCCCGCGGGCGCCTCTTCGCCGCCCTCGCCCTCGGGCGCACCGGGATCGCCGCCCATGCCGGGCTCGTCATCGGGGGCCTTGCGCGCCTCGGCGATCAGCTCGGCCTGCTTGGTCAGGATCGAGCGCTCGATGGGCGCGAACGGGTCGGAGCCGCCCGCCGACTTCATCAGCCGGACCACCCCCGCCGACTCGCGCATGCTGTAGATCAGCGTCCAGACGGAGTCGAGGTGGTCCATCGCGGCCTTGAAGTCGACGTCCTCACCGTCGATGGACGCGAGCACCTTGTCGACGGTGGCCTTGAGCGCGGCGGCCTGCTCGTTGAGCAGCGCCATGTGCGCCGGCGCAGCCTTGTCGGCCTCGGCCCCATCCTCGCCGGCGTCGCCCTGCTCCTCGTCTTCGGGCGAGGCGGGCTCATCGGCCCCACCGCCACCGGCCGGAGGCTCGGCCTTCTCGCCCTCGGCCTGGGCCTGCTCGCCGTCCTTCGGGGGCTCGGCGCTGGCCTTCTCGCCTTCGGCCTGGGCCTGCTCGCCGTCCTTGGTGTCCTCGGCGGCCTTCTCGCCGTCGGCCTGCTGCTCGTCGCGCTTGGTGATCACGAACTTCTCTCCGTTGGCGGCGCGGTCGACCGCGCTGACCTCGTCGATTTCGAACTCGTCCAGGCGGTGCTGCGGGTCAGGCATCGGGGGCCTCCTTCACCGGGGTCTTCCGGGCCGTGCCGCCGATGGAGAAGCCGGTCCACTTCCCAGCCTTGATCTCCTGCCAGAGCTTCTCGCTCTTGACGAGCCAGCCCATCAGCCACGTCCCCTTCTTGATCTCGCGCCCGCCGACGGTGAAGTCCACCGGGGCGAGGTAGCTCTCGACGAGGACGACCTGCTCGTGGAGGCGCATCTTGTGCTGGAGGCCGAGCCGCCCGCTCCCGTTCGAGAAGCTGGCCATGTAGCCGAAGGCGGCCTTTCGGATCGCGTCCTCGTCGTAGATGTCGCCCTGGGTGTCGGTCTCCTCCGGCTTGAGCACGATGCCGAGAACGTACTGCTCGTCCGCGGCCTTGGCACAGGGTAGCACGACCCCGTCGGCGCCGTTGACGATGGTGTCGATCTTGATCTCGACCCGGTCGCGCTTCGCCGCCGGCGCCGAGAGGCTGTAGACGGTCCGGCCCTCGGAGGTCCAGACCTCGATCGTCTTGACCACCGAGGTGCCAGACGGCACCGCCCCATCCCACTCGGACCCGGCCTCGATGTACTGGATCGTCGCGTGCGGGGTGAAGCCGTCCTTGTGGGTCTCGGCCTCGATGCCCTCCGACTGCAGCTCCAGCTCGATCGCCCGGCGCAGGGCCTGGACGCCGTCGCCGGCGACCTTGGCGTAGGCGACGCTGTGCTCGTCGCCGTGGAAGTGCCCCAGCCCGCCGATCTGCACCTCGAACTGCTGGACATTGGCGGCGGCCCGCTCGATGGCGGCCTTGATCTTCGGGACCTCGGCGGCCTTCGGATCGCTCTGGAACAGCACGGTGACGTGCGGAGGCATGCGATCGCCGGGCGCGACGTCGGGCTCGTTGGACCTGGGGAACTGCCCCTTGAGCGCGCCGCGGATCGGGATGATCGCGCAGACGGACCCGGCCTCCACCTTGTCGAGATCCGCGTCGGTCTTCTCGGTCCAGACGCCGACCTCGTACCCCTCCGAGCGGAAGATCTCGTCGACCGCGGCGGCGGCCTTGAAGGTCGCGTCGAAGTTGGTCACCACCAGGGTCGGCAGCACCTTCGGCCCGGCCACGCCTCGCATCGTTCGGATGCTGCGGGGCGGGGTGATCGTGCGGACGCTGAAGCCCTCGTGTCCCTTCACCATCGCGGGGAGCTTGCCCCGGATGCCGTAGGTCAGCACGAACTTCCCCTTGAGCGCCTTGAGGCGCGCGAAGAAGCGCTCCTCGTCGAACTCGCTCTCGTGGACCGCGGCGTTGTAGCCGGCGTAGGGCGGGTCGAGGAAATGGAAGGTCTCGCGGCTGTCCGCGTCGACCATCACCCGCTCGTAGTCACCCTGGTAGAGATGGGCGTTGGCCAGCCGGGGAGCGAAGCGCTCGGCGCGCTCGGCCATCTTCCCGGTCTTCCCCTCCGATCCAGGGTCGAAGGACCGCTTCCGCATCGAGCCGTAGCTGAAGCGCGCGACGTAGAGGAAGCGGTGCAGCTTGGCCAGGGCCGTCGTCGGCCGGCTGTCGTAGACCTTGTGGAAGGTCGTCTTGCGGCCGGTCCAGTCCATCGCCTTGAGACGGGCGAAGTCGCTCGGGCGCATGCCCTTGAGGATCTTGAGCGCCTCGGCGATGTCGGTCGCGTAGTCGTTGAGCCACGCCTCGGGCGTGACGTCGCGGCCCTCGCAGAAGGTCCAGAAGACCGAGCCGGCCCCGAAGAACGGCTCGCAGTACTTGGTGACGCCCTCGGGGATCATCGCAACGAGGCGCTTCGCCAGACGAGCCTTGCCCGCCGGGGAACCCCAAATCGCCACCTTGGCGATCTGCACCTCGTGAGCCGCCTCGAGGGCGAGGTCTTCGATGAGCCCCGGCCCGAACATCAGTCGTTGATGTCGAGCGGCCAGGGCATGGTCGCCGCCTTGGAGGTCTTCGACTTCTCGCCGTCCATGCCCTCCTCGTCCTCGGGCTTCTCGCCGTCGGCGCCGGCCGCGCCACCGCCCGCACCGCCGGTGGCCTTCTCCTCGGCCTCCTCACCCTTGGCGCCGGCGTCGGCCGGATCGCCCTTCTCGGGCTCGGCCTTCTCGGGCACCAGCGCCTTCGCCGCGTCGGCGAGCTGCGTCGCGAGGTCCGTCTTGGCGGCCTCGTCCATCTGCTTGGCGGCGTCGACGATGCCGTCGATCACGTGCTTGAAGCTCATCTCGTAGACCTCCTCGCGGTGAGGGTAGCAGATTGGGGCGTCTGCGACGCCACCATCTTGTCGTCTCTCGCCTCAGACTACAACACGGGAACGGTCGTCGTCCTGCACAGCCCGTGGTATGGCGGCAGTCCGATCCCGAGCGAGCCAAGGTCGGGGGCTGATCGCAGCCCCTTGAACTTGCCGATCTCATCTGCGCGCCCGACGGCGGAGTCTACCACCGTCCCGACCGAGATGCGCTCCGCGCCGCGCTTCACCCACATCTCGGTCGTGCCGTCTTCGTTCTTCGACTCGCGCACCCAGGGCGCCGCGTCCTTGATCTCCTCCGGCGCGGTCAGTCGCTCGGCGTCGGCGAACGCCTGGAGCCCCGCTCCGACGGAGAACTCGGTGCCGTGGATCGACCGGCAGAAGTTGGTCGTCACCTCGTCGAGCACCGCCTCGATGCGGTACTTCTCGACGCCGGCCTCGGCGTAGCCGGAGACCTGGGCGAACGACCTGCCGCGGGTCGTGAAGGCCGCAGCGACCACCTCCCAATAGAAGCCTGAGCGGGCCGCCAGATCCTTGGTCGCCGCAGCCTGCAGCCGGCCAGCGATGTCGGCCCGGCCGAGGCCCAGCTCGACCCCGTCGGCGACGATCCCGCGCGCGGAGGCGCCGAAGGCGTCGATCCGGCGCCCGTACTCGTCGGTCACGTAGAGGACGTGGCTGTCGCGGAGGTGCTCGACGATCCGCTCGTCGACGCTGTTGAAGTCGGCCCCGATGGTCAGGCCGGCCCGGCGCACGTCGGCGCGCCCAGCTTCGACCACATCTCGAGCCCGAGGAACGACGACCTCCTCGTGTCGGACGGGGATCACGGCCGTCGCGCGCCCGGCTGCCACGAGCGCGTCGTTGACCAGGGCGCTCCGCTGGGCAGCCGTCGTCGCCTGCCAGTCCACGTCGAGCACCTTGAGCGCCTCGGCCACCGCGTCGCGCTCCGGCTCGGCGGCGCGCCGGCGCAGGGCGCTGGCGAAGCTGGCCACGGCGCGATCGAAGCCTGCCTTCGAGCCGAGGTTGATCGCCTTGGCGACTGCGTGGACGCCACAGCACCCGGCCAGGATCTCGCCGGCTGCGTCGGCCCCGGCGCTGACCACGTCGAAGCGGATCACGACGCAGCCCCTGGGATCTCGACGCCGCGGACGCTGATGTCGCTCCCGCACCGAACGCACCCGGCGTTGATGGTCGCCTTGCCGCCCTCCTCCTTGGCCTTCCTGGCCATGTTCCTCCAGCCGCACTTCGGGCAGCGAAGGAAGTAGGCGACCAGCGGCATCGCCGCCGGCCGGGGAGATCGCATGCCCTCCCCCGGCTCGAGGCACTCGATGCAGTCGTGGCCGACCAGCTTCACTCGCCCGCCCCCTCCCCCGTCGGCTTGAACCACGATCGGAACTCGCCGGCGGGGACCTGCAGGGTGATCTCGTCGAGGTCGCCGCCGAGCTGCTGCTGGCGCGCGAGCGCCATCCGGCGGTCGGCGAGCTGGGCCTTCGCCCGGTCCAGGCGGGACTTCACCTCGAGCATCCGGCGCGCCTCCTGATCGACGTCCACCTCGTCTGAGTCGCCGGCGCCCGGCGCCATGTCGTTCTGAATGCCGGCCAGGGTGAGCGCGATCGGCTGGTCCATCCAGGGGCGGTTGATCGGCGGCAGCCGGCGGTTGAATGCGTCCTCAATGATCGCCCGGCCATCGCGCGGGGTGATCGTCCCGGCCACGACCTGCTCCTTGACCACCTTCGAGAGCCGCTCGGGGTCGCGGGTCACCGGGGTCAGCGACCGGAAGATGTAGAAGGAGCAGCCGATCGACGGCATGACCCGGCGGTTGATGTAGAAGTCGAAGTCGTCGCGCTCGGGCGCGAAGACCTGATCCTCGCTCAGCCGGATCGCCGCGTCGGCGGTCGCCCGGTTGAAGTCTCGGGTGTCGCCTCGCATCAGTCGTGGAAGCCGGAACTGCCCGCCGGCCTTGTCGGTGCCGCGCTCGTCGTAGTTGAGGAAGAGGGCGTCCTTCTGGATCGCGTCGGTCAGCGGCTTCAGTTCGACCCGCATCGCGGTGCCGCTCTTGCCGTCCGACTCGGCCTCGATCACGAGAATCTTGTGGAAGTTGTCGACCCCCTTGATGTTCTCTTCGATGTGCTTCTTGATCCGCTCCTCGCCGCCGTCGGCCAGGGTGCCGCCCGAGACGAGCAGTGCCATCGGGGGGATGCTCTTGTTGTCGAAGAAGAGCAGGTTGACCTTCGCGGCCTTGTAGAGCCCCATCACGTCGGGCAGGGCGCCGATCCACCGCGGGACGCCGTAGGGCGTGTCGGGGGCCTCGATCTTGAAATGGACGTACTCGTTGGCGGGCTGGACGCCCTCCTCATCGCGGGCCAGATCCTCGGGGCTGAAGTAGTAGCGCCCGGTCCTCGGCGACATTACCCGCGGGTCGCCGAACTCCTTGAGGTAGACCTCCTCGGTCGTCCCATCCTCGATGTAGACGACGCGCCGGCAGCGCTTCGGCAGCGAGGTCTTCGTGACGTGGATCTGGCTGGTCCGCTCCCAATCGTCGACCATCGTGAAGTCGTCGTCGAGCGGCATGAGCTGGCAGAGGTGGGGCGGGACCAGCTTGAAGCGCGAGGGCTCGCCGCGCCGGTTGCGCAGCACCTCCCAGAAGGCGTTGCCGGTCCCCTCGAGATGCCGGCGAGTCTCGCGACGCAGCCCGGCGAAGCTCTGCCCGGGCTCGTAGGCGCAGTTGGCGAAGAACGCCTCGGCGCGCGCCTTCTCGATCCGGGCCTTGCGCCGGATCGCCTCGACCTCCGCATCCAAGGCATCGCCCTCGGGGAAGGCGGGCTCGATGCCGGAGGTCAGCAGCAGGTTGGCGAAGACCGCCTCGGCGACTTCGTCCTTCGCGCCCTCGGCCCGCAGGTCGATCGCCGGCTCGAGCCGGTGCCCGAAGCCGTCGATGTTGTTCGCGTAGGCGTCGATGTTCGGGCGGAGCGTGTGGCTGTCCTCGACCCAGCGGAAGAGGACGGCCATGTCGTAGGGCGGCGGGATGGAACCGACGTTGGCGAACGGCCCCTGGCTCTCGCCACCGCCGACGGTCTTCGGCTTGCTCAGACCGATCGACCGGACCTTGACGACGGCGGTCTTCGTGCCGTCTGCCTCGTTGATGACCTCCGCGGCGCTCAACGGCCGACCTCCACGTAGACGATCAGCCCGCGCGCGCCATGCGAGATGCTTCGGATGGCGGCCCCGCCCCTCTCCAGCCGAGCCCGGGCGGCGGCGCGCAGGTCGTCCTGCGTGCGACCCTCGACCTCGAAGGTCCGCTCGGACTTCCGGGCCTGCTTCGTGCGCTTGCTGACCATGAAGATTTCGACGGTCGCCTTCATCCGAACACCCTGACCCGCACGCGCCCTCGGCTCGGCGGCGCGGGCTCCTCCTGGCAGGCGAGGGCCACCGACCAGAACATATCGGCGTGGCCACCCTCGGTTCTACCGGCATCGTACCGCACATTGCCGGATGCCGTGACCTGCTTGCGCACGGCGTGGATCTGCGCGGCCAGCCGGCGGCGGCGCGGCAGGAGCACTCGGCGCTCCTGCATGAGCGTCTTGAGGCGGATGGCCCAGCGCTCCTTGCTCGCCAGGGTGAAGGTCTCGGGCCGAACGATCAACGGGAACTCCTCCACCAGTTCCTCGGAGAGTTGGAGGCCCATGCCCGTGCTGTCGATGGAGAGGCGAGCGAGCGGCAGCGTTTTCAGCAGCCGGCGGAGGTACTCGCGCTGCTTGCGGAAGGCCGTGCGAGCCATCTCAACCTGCAGGCGTGTGAAGTAGTGCCCGCCGATGCTCTCCATGACCGTGACCGAGGTGAGGTCGCGCTTCCGGCCGATGTCGACCCCGGCGACCAGCCGGCCGATCGGCTTGGGCACCATCTCGGGCTCCTCGGCCACGAGGATGTGCTCCCGAGTCAGCGGCTCGCCGGGCTCGGGCTCGTCGAGCATGCAGGAGAGGATCAGGTCGTAGGGCAGGAAGGCGGTGCTCTCGTCGATGAAGACGCACTCGAACTCCTGCTGGAACGCCTCGACCCCGAGGGCCTCGAGCTGGTCTTGGATCGCCTCCGTGCCGAACCGGGCCACACGCTCGTGGGTCGGCATCCGGTTGACCTCGAGGCTCGCCCGCAGGATGTCGTGGCAGAACTGCTCGCAGAGCCACCAGGGGTAGCTGAACCGGCTGAACTTCCGATGACGCCCGCCCTCTCGCGACGAGATCTCCCAGAACTTCCCCCGCTTGCCGAGCGGCGTGCTGCAGATCGTGAGCTGCCCGCCGGACCGCGCGATCAGCGCCGTCGCGCCGCGGTAGATCTCCTCGTCGTTCGGGCAGTGCGCGAACTCGTCGAGGTAGCAGTCGCCGTCCTTGCCGCGCGGGGCCTTCGCCGGCAGCGAGATCATCCGGCTCTGGTGCCGGCGCCCGCCGGTCCTCGGCTCGAACGCCAGCTCGGTCTTCGTGTCCACCGCGAGCCGCTTCTGGTAGGCCAGCGGCAGATCCTCGTGGACCGCGCGCGCCTCGTGGATGATCTCCTTGGCGTCGGCGAGGTTGTAGGAGACGTAGACCGCCTTGTGGCGCTCGCGGAGGTGGCATCGGGCCAGCCCCTCGAGCGAGCACATGAAGCTGAAGCCGATCCGCCGGCTCTTGTTGGCGTGGCGGAACCGGGGCCGCCGGCCGTCGCCCTTGGTGAAGTCGAGGAACTCGCGCTGGAACGCCTCGAGCTGCAGCTCGTCGTCGGCGTACCGGCCGAACGCCTCGAGGAAGCCCGCCTCGGTCGCGATCCAGTCGTTGAACTCCTGCTCGTCACGCCGGACGATGATCTGAGGCGAAGCGTGGCTCATGCCGCTATCATCGCGATCTGGACCGCCTGTTGCAAGACGGGCCGGCCGGTATGGAGGGGACCCCCATGTACGAGCACCTCACCCCCGGCGTTAGCATCGCCGCCCGGACCCTCATGGTCACCCGCGAGATCCAGGCGCGCGGCTACTCGATCCGCGGTGGCACCCACCCCACCCGGTCGATGACGAACCCGATCACCAGGGTGATCACCCTCCGGGCCGGGATGCTCGAGCCGGGCTCGAGCAGCGACGTGGATCTGCTCGCGCTGCTCGCGCACGAGGGCCACCACGTGGAACAGCAGGCCGGCCGGCTCGTCAAGCGGATGTGGTGGGGGACCCGCTACCTCGTCTTCGGCGTCCTCGGCGCGCTGATGATGCTCGCCGGCGCCCCCCTGGCCTTCGCCTCCCCCTGGATGCTCCTGCTGCTGCCGGCCGGACTCGGGCTCGCGCTCTGGTCCAACAGCTTCCGCCTCGCGGTCGAGATCGAGGCCGAGGCGATGGAGCTGGCCACCCGTCGAGCGGCCGGCCAGACCAGAGCCAAGCCCAGCCACAAGCTCGGCGGCTTCCGGCTGCCCTACCTCATCCTTCGGAACCCGAAGCGCATCGACGCCGAGATCGAGGCCGGCGCCGACGAGCTGATCAGCATGGCAGGTCGCTGACCCCAGCCTCGAGGTCCTCGGCGGTGGGGTGGGTGTAGCGCTGGGTCGACCTGATGTCGGCGTGCCGGGCGAACATCTGGACCAGCAGGATGTCGCGGTGCCGGCGCCAGAGGTTGGTGCAGGCGGTGTGCCGGAGGTTGTGAAAGGTCAGCGGCCGATCGATCTCCGCCCGCTGCTGCCAGATCCCGAAGTTGTGCCGGATGGCTCGCTCCGAGATCCGCTTGCGGCGGTTGGAGCAGAAGACCGGGTCGTCCGGCCCGGTCTCGAACCCCTCCGACTCCATCCTCTCCCGGTGCGCGACCAGCTTCTCGCGGACGCGGTCGTTGAGCGTGATGACCTGCTGCTCGGCGCGCGTGTTCGAGGTCTTGAAGACCCGGAGCCGGACCCGCTTGCGAGGAAGGCGCTGCCCGGGCTTGAAGAGGTCGCCGAAGTTGAGGGCTGCGATCTCGAACTCGCGCAGCCCTGTCGCCAGGGCGATCGAGATGATGACGTGGTCCCGGGCGCCCCGAACGTGGTCGGCGGTCACCTTCAGCAGTCGGGCCACCTCGGCGCGCGTGAAGGTCTGGACTCGGTCGCTGGCGTCTTGCCGCATCTGGCTCTCCTCCCCTGCCCCGGCCTCCAGGGCACATGGACACCGTACCGGATGGCGCGTCCGGCATCAAGAGGAAGTCGGCAATTCTTAGAGGTGGTCCCGAAGGACCCGGATCGGGACGCGACCGGGCTTCCGCCCATGCTGCCCGGGCTCCTCCCAGGCTTCGCCGAAGACGATGCGCTCGGCGTCGATGCGCCCGGTGACCGTGAACCCGATCCAGGCGAACTTCGACGCCTTCTCGCCGGCCCGGCGTTCCACCGCGCCTCGTCGCTCGATCGTCGTGTAGTTGAGCTGGGCGAGGGGGTCGGAGGCTCTGGCCTCCATCAGCAGGGCCAGGGCGCCGGCCGGCGGGTTGCGCGGCTCGGCCATCGAGACGCGCCGGCTCCGGCTGGCCTTCGTCCATCCGGGGCGCTCTGCGGCGATGCGCTCGTCGAGGTAGGCGGCCCGGTGCTCGAACCCCTCGGCGACGCAGGTCTTCAGCCGATCGGAGCCGTGCTCCATGATCCAGTCGACCCGGGCCTTCTCGGCGATCTGCTCGCGGAGCAGGGTGATCTCGCCGTCGACGAGTCGCTCGAGCTGGTTGGACGGGCCGGCGGCGGCCAGAGACTCGCGCATCGCCGTCGCGTCTCCGCCGATGCGCTCGATCTCGGCGATGCCAGACTCGATGCCTTCGCGAAGGCGGTCGGCCCGCTCGCGCCGAGCCGCCTCCGTCTTCAGCCGGCGGGCCTCCTCGGCTCGGGCTCGGACCTCGGCTGCGCGCGCCTCGTAGTCGGACACCGCATCGCGGCGGCGGCGCTCGTCCTCGAGCATCGCGCAGAGGTCCGGGCTGTGGGTGTCGAAGAGCGTCACCCGCTCGACGAGGGCGGCCCCATCCACCACCGGAACCGGCGCGGCCCCATCCTCCGTCCAGTCGCGATGGCCGACCTCGACACGAGCCTTCCCATCGGGCGAGAAGGTCGCGAGGTCCACCGCGAGCCCCCATGCCTCGGCCCCCTCATCCACCGGGCAGACCACACGCTGAGTCGGGTCGAGCCCGCGCTTCATCTTCTCCCGCTGCCCGGCCTCCGAGAGCAGGAAGATCACGTCGATCGCCTTCATGGCGTCCTCCTTCATGGCTAAGGCCGGCCCGGAGGCCGGCCTCTGTTCGGAGCCCCCTGGGCTCAGCCGTTGGTCTCGACCTTGTCGGCGTCGAACCAGCCGGCGAGGGCCGCGGGGATGCCGTTGCCGGTGTAGCTCAGGGTGAAGGCGACCGCGTGGCGCAGGAAGTCCATCCGGCTCTTGAAGCCCAGGGCCTCCCAGGCGGCGTCGAGGGTCGGGACGTCATCCCGGGCGACCCGGAAGGGGAGGGCCATCTGGTCGCTCGAGCTGGTCGTCTTCCGCTCGATGGCGCCGACCGTGATGTTGCCCTTCAGGGCCTCGCGGATCTTCCAGACGAGGTAGCCGCGGTCCGTGGAGCCCGTGGTGCGCCCGACCGCGATCTCGTAGGCGCGGCGGAGCTGCTCGACGTTGAGGTGGCGCGGCTTCAGGTTGTCGTCGCCGGCGGCGTAGCGCTGGGCGATCTCCTCGTCGGTCAGGCCGTCGGTGGGGTCGGCGGTCGCCGCCCGGGTCTTCTGCCGGTCCTCGAAGGCCGCGTCCTCGGCCATCTGCTTCTCGGTCTCGGCGGCCTTCGCCTCGGCCTCGATGGCGGCCTCGATGGCGTCGGCGATCCGGCGGGCCAGGAAGGTCTTGTTGGGGCTCCGGTTCGGCTCGCAGCCGGCGGCCTCGTAGATTTCGCGGACGTTGCCCAAGCTCGCGGCCTTGAGGGTCTCGATCAGGTTCTCGCGGTCGGTGGTCTCGAGGGTCGCGCGGGCTCCGGCGAGGGTGATGGCGGTGGCGGTCATGGCTGGCTCCTTGGTCTGTCCGGGCGCCTCGCCCGGGGTTGGTAGGGGGTCCGTCCCCCTTTGTGTCTACCAATATGCCGGAAACCGCGTCCGGTATCCACCCCCTATTCGAGAAAGATGCCCACAATCGACATTCTAGCGGGATTACGCGGACTTACGCTCTGTCGCGCGCGGCCTCGGACGGACGGACATGATCAGCTCGGCCACCGGGCCTCGCCCCTGGCCGTTGCGGCTGATGTTGCGGCGCGCCTCCACCGTCTCGAGCGCCACCCCGTCGAGCCCGAACCAGATCTCGCGGGTCAGCGGGACGTCGGAGTTGTGCGCCACCGCGGTCACGTCGCGCCGAGCGCCGAGGCGCTGGACGAGCGCGCCGACCCGGCGCTGGTCCGGCTCGAGGAAGCGCGTGCCGTCGTAGCACGTGAAGCTCGACGTCTCGCTGCGCGGGACGTAGGGCGGGTCGAGGTAGACGAAGGCGCCCGAGCCAACATGCTCCTCGACCACCTCCTCGAAGTCGCCGGCGATGATCCGGCAGTCCTGCAGCACGCGGGCGCAGCGCAGGATGTTCTCGGCGTCGACCGTCCGGGGATTCTTGTACCGCCCGAAGGCGACGTTGAACTTCCCGCTCGAGTTGAGGCGGTAGAGGCCGTTGAAGCACGTCCGGTTGAGCCAGAGCAGCCGGGCCGCGCGTTCCACCGGCCCCTCGGGGTCGAGCTTGTCGAGGACGTGGTAGTAGGTCTCCTCGTCGTAGCTCCACCGCTCGGCCAGCCGGATCACCGCGTGCGGCGCGTCGCGGACCATCTGCCACGCCTCCGCGAGCGCGTCGTGCGGTCGGCCAGGATCACCTCGCCGGTCAGCCGGCCGGCGGCGGCCAGGGCAAAGAAGATCGCCCCGCCACCGATGAAGGGCTCGATGTAGATCGGCACCTCCGGCGGCGCGATCTGGAGGATGCGCTCTGCCATCCGGCGCTTGCCGCCGGCCCACTTCAGGAAGGGCCGGGCCTTGGTCTTCTCGATCATCTCGGTCTGCTCCTGTAGGCGCCCGCGCGGACTCGCTCCACCCGACCCTGGCGCACGAGACGGTGGACCGCCTCCTTCACCCTGATCCGATCCTCGCCAAGAGCGCGGGCCACCTCGGCGATGCTCATCGTGTCTGCTGCAAGCGCCCGGACGATCCGGTCTCGCAGCGGCGCAGCGACGTCAGCATCGGCGTCGGGCAGCGCGTAGACCCCGCGCCCGACCCGGTCGACGATCCCGATCTCCACCGCTGCCTTCAGCCGGGCGAACCCGGTCGTCTTCCCCACCCCCATCGCGCTGATCAGCTTGCAGGCCGGGGCCGGGCCGTCGGCCAGGGCCTGCAGTGCGCCGGCGCACGCCTCCTCCACCCTGCGGTCTCGCTCCGCGCGCATCTCCGTCTCGCGGATCGACGCCCGGCGGTCTTCGATGAGGTCGCGGAACACGGGGGGCTCCAGCTCGGGCCGGCGCGGAGGGTCCACCGCCGGAGGCTCGTACTCGGGCTCGGGCTCGGGGCCGGGCAGCCGGAGGGTTGGCCAGCCCATGATGGTGTCGCGCGCGATCCTCCAGGCGAGCCGCATCAGGGGGCTGCGGCCACGCTGCAGTCCTCGCCGGCGAAGCTCGGCATCCAGTTCGGCGACGAACTCCTCCGGCAGATCGAGCTGGACCTGCAGATGCCGCCGGCGCCATTCGAGCACGCCCCTCGGCTGGACCACCCTGCCCTCGTCGCGCCAGACCCTCTCGAAGTGCCGCCGGCGAGAGCGCGCGGCCTCTCGCCGGCGCTGCCTGTTCGCGGCGGCCCGGATCACGTCGTTCCGGCGGTCTCCGACCCGGCTGGCGGTCACGAAGATCCCCAGCTCGGCGGCCCGCTTCCGGCCGTGCTCCGTGAGGCTGTAGACCCGGTGGTCGCCGCGCCGCAGCTTCGGACGGTGCTTCGCCCGGGCTGTTCCGGCGACCGAGTCGTAGATCTGCTGGGGGGAGAGGTCCGGCAGCGCCTTGATGATGTCGGAGGTGTGCATCGCGCCGCCGGCCCGGGCGATCGTCTCGATCACCCGGTCAAGGACCTCCGATCGAGGCACCGGCTCAGTAGCCGCGCCCGCTCGGCGCCTCGAGCTTCGGAACGCCACGCACCACCAGCCAGCCGTCGCCGAGCGTCTCGCGGAGGTGGGCCACCTGATCGTTCAGGAGCTGGTGCATCACCTCGGTGAGGTTCTTCGGCGAGATGGCGAAGCGGACGCCGGCGCCCTGCAGGTCGGCCTCGACGCGGACCTCGAGGCGGTATGTCTTCTCCCAGCCGACGAGCAGCGGGATCTCGACCTCGAAGCTGCGGTCCAGCTCGACGATGCCGCTCTCGGTCTTCTGCCCCCGCTCGACGCGGGTCTTGAGCACGATCGCCTCGCCCTTGTTGAGGTCGGACGAGTACTCGACGCTCTGGTCGACCGCGAAGCCCTTGACCGCGGCCACCATGCTCTTGGTGACGACGTCGGCCTTGTGGTCCTCGAGGAAGTTGCGGAAGGCCACGTGGGTGAAGACGCCCTTGCGGAACGCCCCCTTCCAGTCCTCGAAGGCGGTCGAGGGCTCGGGCACGAGGTCGATCCAGTCGCGGTCGACGCCGCCGTCCTCGGTGGTGCGGTCGTCGATCACCGCGATGAACCGCTCGGCGGTGCAGAAGACGGTGGTCTGCCCGGGCACCCCGTGGCGGTTGAGGTAGTCGCAGAGGCTGACGACGTCACCCACGGTGTGGACCTTCCGCGGCGGGCGCAGGTCGACGGTGGCGGGCTGGTAGCCGTCGCGCTTCAGGAAGACGCTGAGCGCGCCGGGCTTGATCGGCTCGCTCGGCGGGCCGGCGGCCTTCGCCAGCTCGGTGATGTGCCCCAGCAGAGCCTTGATGATCTGCATCGGTCTCTCGCTCCTTCTCGTTGGTCAGCGAGGTGCGCCCGGCGGCGCTCCTCAGTCCTTGCCCCGGCGGATCGGGGTCACGCGCTCGATGCCCGGCATCTCCTCCTGACGGGGGTCGACGCCGTACTCCTTGGTGCCGAAGCTCGCCTCGTCCGACTCGGTGTTCTGCACCCAGCCGGTGCCGACGTCGGTGGTCACCGGCAGCTTGAGCTGGCAGCTCGTCTCCACCTTGACGAACTCGTCGTCGTCGGGGGTCATCTTGATCGTCAGGGTGATGGTGCGGGTCTTCCCGACCAACTCCTTGTCGCCCATCGTTGCGGCGACCGTCTTCAGGGCGCCCTGGAAGCGCCGCTCGAGCGCCCCCTTGTTGACGGTCAGCAGGTTCAGGTCCACATCGGCCATCGGTCACCTCTGGGTTTCGGCCTTCGCTCACGTTGCCGGACGCAGCGGCCGGCGTCAAGTCACTTCGGACGCGGCCACAGCGAGCCGATCCAACAGCGCCCCCGACTGTTCGAGGGCGCGCTCCATCATGCGCCGGGCCAGCGAGAGCTGGATCAGCGCGGCGGCGATCTCCTCCGGGCCGGACCCGTCTCCGACCAGCTCCGCAGCGCGCGCGAGCGCGTCGCCCTGGTCGGCGAGGTCGCCGGCGATCGTCTCAAGGTCGTCTCGGATCAACGCACCACCTCCTCAAACAGCGCCCGGGCCGGCGCAGGGATGTCGGCGCCGAACTTCTGCAGGCAGAAGGCGACGTAGCTCGGCTGATCCACGAGCCGCGAACCCGAATGCTTCCCGAAGCCGAGCCGCAGCCGATCGATCTGGGCCTCGGGCGGGAAGCTCGTCCAGGCGTCCCGGTCGAGATAGAGGTAGTGCGCCCACTCGGCATGCTCGAAGGCGAGGCAGCGCTCGAATCCGCGCTGGCGCTCGAGCAGCTCGTCGACGCTGTCGGGCAGCACGCCGCGGTCGATCAGCGTCAGGAGCAGCCGGAGGGTGGCGGCGGCGTCGGCGTCGGCCGAATGCGCCCGGCTCAGGTCGATCCCGAAGTGCCAGCAGACGTCGCCGAGCCGGCGGCTGCGCTTCCCATTCGGCCCAGGATAGCCGGCACGCTGGAACCACCTGATCCAGATGATCGGGTCGATGACCATCGCCGGGTCGATGAGCGGCCCCTGCCCGATGCGCTCCTGCTCGGCGTTGATGAACGGCGCGTCGAAGTGAACGGCGTTGTAGCCGACGAGGACCGGCCGGCCCTCGTGCCAGGGGTCAACGCTCTCGAGGTAGTGCCCGGCGAGGTGGTGGATCAGGCGTTGGGCGACCGCGCGCCACGTCGGCGCCCCCTCCACGTCCTTGTCGCCGATGCCGTGGATCTCAGTCGCCTCCGGCGGGATGGGGACCTCCGGGTCGACGAGCGTCCTGAATGTCGGGCCGGGCTCGCCGGCCACCGAGTAGGCGGCGCCCAGCTCGACCACCCGGTCCTGGCCGATCTCGACCCCGGTCGTCTCGAGGTCGAAGCAGAAGAGGGTCGCGTCGGAGAGCTTCATCGTGGCGCTCGCGAGGGTTGCTTCAGCGCCAACCTTACCGGACTCCGCGCCCGGCATTCAACCCCTATGGAGGGGAAATCTGACCTGGGGGGGCCGAGATGGGGCCTCGACCAGCCCGAGAGGCGTCGGCCATCCGAACCGCGTACACGCGACGCCCACCGTCGATGCTCGCCCCCTCGATCCGAGAGGCAGGCATCGGGTCGATGCTCTGCCCGGGGCCGATCAGCGCCACGGTCCACGTCTCGGTGTCGCCCGGGTCGTCTGCGAGCACGTCGAGGACGAAGTTGGGTCGCTCGAGCCGAAGGCCCAGCACCTCGGCCCCGACCGGCATCTCAACATCGAACGGCGCTCCAAAGAGGCGCCCGAGGATGACCTTGGTGACGCTGGCCATCTCAGACCTCCACGAAGGCGTGAACCGTCAGGGTCGCCCGCACCTGCAGCGACTCCCCGGCCGGGCCGAAGATGTTGTACTCGAGGGTCAGGTCGACGGTCGTCGTGTCGTCGGACACGAAGACCATCTCGCCGTTGCTGTACTCCGCCGGCAGCGCATCGCCGAAAAGGAACATCGGCTCGACGCTGCGGGGCGTGGCCTCGACGCTGACTTGGAAGAAGAAGTTACCGGAGAGCGCTCCGGCGTAGTCGCCGGCAATCTTGGTCAGATCGATCTTGGTCAGCACCCAGCGCTTGAACGGTACGTTGACGCTGATCGAACTGCTGGTGAATCCGCTGACGTCAGGGCACTCGTCGAAGTCGCCCTCGAAGGTCATCTCGACGAAGCCGACCGGCTTCGGCGGGTCCACGAGGATGATGCTGCCGTCCGGGTCGGCCACGACGATGGCGAAGAGCGCCTCGCCGTCGTCGTTGATGAGTGTCTCGATGTAGGTCTTGGTGGCCTCGCCCACCACGACGGACTTGCCGCCGGCGGTCCACTTGTAGACCTCGTAGCCGAAGGTGGTCGGCCCGCGGCCAGCGATGAGGGTCGCGCTGTAGGTCGCCACGGGCCGGCCTCCTCAGATCAGGCGAAGGTGACCTTGGTCATCAGCGGCTTGCCGGGCTGCGAGATCTGGGTGGACTTGAGCCAGACGTCGCCGGCCAGGAGCGCGGACTTGTCGATGATGTCGAGGACGATCGAGCCCGCGTCGGCCTGCATGAGCAGGGAGCCGTTGGACCCGGGCACGTCGTCGCTGAGCGCGGTGCCGGTCACCACGTCCAGCGCCTGCCCGGCCACCGGGTCGGCGGCCACGCAGCCCCCGGTCAGCAGCTCGCAGAGCACGTCGCCGGCGGCCTCGCTGACCATCAGGGTCGCGCGGATGACGTTGCCGGCCTCGGCACCGAGCGCGGCGGCGATGGTCATGTGGGCGACCGCGTCGTCTTCGGTCAGGATCGCCTTCCAGGCCCCGCCGAGGCGCAGATAGAAGACGTTGGTGTCGGTCTGGTAGACGATCGTGCCGTCGTCCACCGCCCCGAGGGCGGTCTTCGCGGCGTCGTCGGCCACCGCCGGGATGGCCAGGGCGCCGGCGGCGAACGCGGCCTCGGTCGCGATCACATGCCACGCGCCGTTGAGCCGGATCTGATACTCGTCGGTGTCGAGCTGGTAGACGATCGTGCCGTCGTCCACCGCCCCGAGGGCGGCGAGCCCGGCGGCGTCGGCGACGGTCGGGACCGCGAAGGTGCCGGCGGCGGCGTCGAGCGCGGTGCGCAGCGCCACCCAGGCGCCGCTGTGCCGCAGGTAGAGCACGTCGGTGTCGAGCTGGTAGACGAGGTCGCCGTCGTGGACGCCGGTGAGCGCCGCGAGCGCGGCGGCGTCGGCGACCCGGGGGACCTGCAGCGGCAGCGGGTTGCTGTCGTCGGGGGTGCTCTCGAGCAGCTTGCGGGTCTGCTCGCGCTCGGTCGGGCTCAGCCGCGTGCTGTCGGCGTAGTCCGGCGTCTCGATGGTCGCGGCGCCGTCCTCGACGGCGTAGCTGAACCACCCGGCGCGGTTGGCCAGGAGGTAGGTCTTGGCGTCGTCGCCGATGACCTGGGAGGCGCCGACCTGGGGCCACGACCACTCCTTGTAGGCGAAGCGATCGACTCCGGCGGCGGCGAGCAGGGTGGCGCGGTGCGTGGCCATGTTGGACTCCTCGTCGATGTTCCGGGCGCATCATAGCGCATCAGGGATCGAGCGCGAGTACCTCTTGCGCTCCGCCGGCGTCCAGCTCGCGCCCGTCGAGGACGACGCGCCAGCCGGCGAGCACCAGCATAGCAGCGGCCCACACCCGATGGCACGCCCCTCGTGCAGCGGAAGCTCTCCCGCACGCGCATGTCAAGGTGTCTCAGTCCTCGACGAGCATCGGAGGCCCGCTCCCCCAGGGCTGATAGGCGAGCCGGCCGGGCTCGAGCCGCCCGGTGCCCGCCGCAAGAAGCGGTCCAGTGTACGCCTCGCGGTACTCGTCGATCCCGAGCCAGCCCGCCTTCGCGTCGTCGACCATCTCCGCCGGCGGGGTCAGCGCCTCGACCCGGCCGATGCCGTCCTCCCCGTACTGCGCCCGAGGCTTCGCCATGATGGTGATCTGCGACCGCGGGCCGACACAGGCGCGGGTCTCGTCGGTCGCCCGGCCTCGCCGGACCTGCACGACCGATCCGGCGTTGGTGAGGTAGATCGTCGGGGTCACGCCATCCACGGGATGCGCCTCGCGATCCGAAGCGCCAGCGGCGCGCGCTCGCCCGTTCGGGTGAGGTCGTAGAACATCGCCAGCCACGCCCGGCGAGCCCGAGCCGCGCGCCAGGGCCGAAGCCGGCGCTCGAGCCCATCGACGCCATCGCCCTCGCCGAGGTGCGGGCCGAACCCACGAAGGTCGCGCTGCTCGGTCCGCAGCAGGATCAGGTCGGCGCGCTTCACCGGCGGCGCCCGAAGCTCGGAGAACTGGAGGCCGAAGCGCTCGGCGACCGCCCGATCGACGCGCGCCTCCACCTCCTTGATCGCCGGCTTCAGCAGCGCCTTCGCCGGACCGATGATGTCGCCGATCCCGAGCCCCTCGTGGGCATCGTGAAGCAGCCCGGCGAGTTGCAGCGGCCGGGGGAGAAGCCGAGCCACCTCCACCGAATGCTGGGCCACGCTGTAGTGGCTCGGGACGTGCCCTCCGTAGCGGCAGATCATCGCGAGGGCGTGCGCGATCATCTCCGGGCTGATCGCCTCCGGGTCCGGGGCCGCGAGGTCGAACTCGCGGCCGTTGACCTGCCTGAACCTGCTCATGGGCCTCCTCTCAGCAGCCGGTCAGCTTGACCGCGCTCATGTGGATGCGGGCGCCGGCGCGGGCGGCGAGCTGGACCGCGGCGCGCTTCGCCGCGACCTTGGTGCCGCGGAAGGTGGTGAAGCGGCCGGTCTTCCCGCAGTCGATGTCGAGGTTCCAGTCGTAGACCGCCGGGGCGGTGGTCAGGCCGAAGCGGCGGTCGGCGGTGATCTGGCGGTGGGCGTGGGCGGTGGCGGTGGCGGTCATCTTCGTTCTCCCCTTCGTTCTGTCACCACATTACCAGACGCCCCGTCCGGCATCCACCTCTTTCTGCCCGGTTGATGCAGAAAGTTGGTGGCGTCAGGCGACCCGGTAGATCCCCCGGCCGGCCCGCTCGATCGCGCCCTTGCCGAGCAGCCGGTTCATCGCACCCCAGGCGGCGTTGCGGGTCAGCCCGGTCGCGATGGCGACATCCTTGGTGCGCTGCGCGCCGGCGCGGATCGCCTCGAGGCAGGCCGCCTCGCTGTCGCCGGCCGGCGCCTCATCTCCTCGGCGGGCTCGGGCTGGGCCTCGGGCTCGGGCTGGGCCTCGAGAAGGAGACGGGGCTGCGGCTGCGCATCGACGAGGACGAGCGGCGCATCGGGTCAGCGCGCGCGGCTTCCACCGCCAGCCCTGGCCCGAGATCATCGAGATCGAGATCGAGGAGTAGCGCTACCCGAAGAGCGCGGCCTCGGTGACGAGGTCGCGCTCGGCGGTCGCCGGCAGACCCGCATCGCGCTGGAATGCGAGCAGGGCCTGCTTCGACGCCGACCCCCAATCCCCATCCACCCCGTCGCCGGCCAGCCCCCAGGTCCCGAGGTCGTAGCCGCGATCGACGAGCGCACGCTGCCAGTCGGAGGCCGATCGGTCGGCGCGCACGGCGTCGCCAGCGGTCTCGCGCATGAGCAGCAGGAGCTGCTCGGTGTCCTCGCCCGGGCAGGCAGCCTTGCCGAAGGCGGCGTGCGGCCAGACGTCTCCGGTCGAGAGGTGGCCGACCGCGCCGAACAGCTCGGCCGGGATGTCGTCGCAGCGCACGGCCCCGGTGAGGTGGCCGATGAGGACCTGCAGGCTCAGGAACTGCTGGAAGGTCGGACGCTGCTCGGTCCGGTTCCAGCGGCTGCGGAAGGACCCACCCAGCACGATCGCGAGGTAGGTGCTGTTCGCGCGGCCCAGGCCGTCGTCCCGATCCACATCGCCGTCGCCGTCGGCGTCGGGCACGGTCTTGCCGCCCTGGCTCCACGTCTGCTGATCGAGATCCCAGGCCCACCAGATCGACCCGTCCTTGGGCAGGAAGAAGGTGTAGGCGAGGCCGGGCATGCCGTCGTCGGACGTGTGGCTCTTGCCCACGTGGTACTCGGCGGTGCGCCGCGGGTCGTCGCCGCCGGCGGTGTGGTGGATCGCGAAGCCGAGCAGGCGCTCGACCGCTCGCCGGCGCCAGCTCTTGCTCGGGTTGTTCGGCAGGGCCTCGGGGGTGCCGGGCCGGGCGTCGTGGAAGTCGATCATGGGGAGCCTCCGCTGTGGGTGCGGAGGCGATCTTACCCGATCAGGCGTTCGCCGCGACCTTCGCCTGCCAGCGGGCCTTGTCCATCCAGCGGGGCCGGCGCCCGTCGTAGAGGCCGTAGGCCGTGTTCCGGTAGACGCAGCCGAAGGCGTCGCCGGGGTTGATGGGCTCGCCCTCGGGCGCGCCGGCCTTGATCGCGGCCTCGCGGCCCTCGGCGATCATCTCGTAGGTCCGGGCGAGGACCTCGCGCGCCTGCTCGACCGTCAGCTCGACCTCGCCCTGGAAGGGCTCGAGCGTCTCGGTCCGCATGTTGAAGCGCACCGTGGCGTCGCCGGCGACCGTGGTCATGTAGACCTCGTGGACCTCGCGGAACTCGCCGTCGATCAGCCGGCGGTCGTTGTAGCTGACCTTGCCGATCCCGTGCGCGATCGCGTGGAAGGTGTGCGGGCGGGCGCGGCGGCTGCGGGTCTTCGTGGAGCGGGTCATCGGGGCCTCCCCGGTTGGTGTGGCTGGGGGCCATCCCCAACCTTCTGTGACCACTTTACCGCCTACCGCGTCAGGCATCCAGAACATTTGACCATGAATCGGCGGAATCTTTCGCACAGAATCACGTCGATTCGACTGGATGCCTGACGGCGCGTCCGGTAATGTGGTGTCAGAAGGTTGGGGAACGCACCCAACCAGGGGCGATGCGCCCCGAGCCACCAAGGAGCCGAACATGACCGCCACCTTCACCAACGAGATGATCGCCGGGCTGGCCCAGGCCCTCACCTTCGAGATCGAGCTGAGCGCCCGGAGCTGCGGCTGGCTCGACGCCCGGATCGGCGCCCCCGAGGGGACCTGCTACGCCGCCATCAGCACCAGCGAGCTTTGGGAGATCCACCCGGCCTGGGGCGGGACCACCCACAAGCCGGTCAGCGGGGCCTACGACGAGGCCGGCGCCCAGCAGGCCGGCGACCTCGCCCGCTCCTTCCCCAGCACCGAGATCCCGGCCTGGAGCGCCGCGAGCGCCGCCTGGATTCGGGAGCGCGCCCTGCGCTTCGCCACCGCCGGCGAGCTGCCCGGCAGCGAGCGGGCCACCCTCGAGGCCCTCGACGCCGGCGCCGCGACGGCCGGGCAGATCACCCAGGCCGCCGGGCTCACCCGCGACGCCGCCTGGGGCGCGATCAACCGCCTGCTGCGCAAGGGCCTCGCCCGGCGCATCGCCCGCGGGACCTACGCCTCCTGCGCCACCGCGGCGCAGGCCGCCTGAAGGGAGGCGACCATGCCGCGCGGCATCGACCTGACCCCCAGCGCCCGCATGACCAAGCGCGAGCGCGAGCGGTTCGCGATCCGAGACCGGAGGCCGCGCGCCTTCGTGATGAACGGCGGGACCGAGACCGCCACCTACGACCTCCGGCTGCTCTTCGCCCGAGTCGCCGAGCTGGCCACCTTCCAGGCCGCCCTCCGCGCCAAGGGCGCCAAGTACCAGCCCTGGCTCGACCGGGTCAGCCGGTCGAAGGCGAAACCCGCCCATTGGTACGCGACCGGCGGAGAGAGCACCGGCCGGGTCGTCATCCGGGTCCTCGGGGTCCGGGTCGACCTGCCCACCACCCTGATGCTGCTCCTCCACGAGATCGCACACGCCTGCGCGAAGCCGGGCACCCAGCACAAGCAGCCCTGGCGCGACCTCTACCTCGAGGCGACGGCCGAGCTGCTCCCAGGCATCGAGGTCATGGCGCCCGAGGTCGAGGGCCGCTACACCGACAGCACCAAGTACCCCCTCGACTGCGCCGTCCGAGAGGGGATCATCGACTGGCTCAAGGACGCCCGGGCTCGGGCCGCATTCGACGACTGCCTGCAGCCGGCGGCGCCGGCGAAGAAGACCGCGCCGGCGAAGCGGCTCGACAACGGGCTGACCTACCAGCCCCAGCCCTTCGACGGCAGCCTGCGCCTCCGGGCCGGCGGCGCAGCCGGACGCGACCTGCTCGACAGCCTCGTCGCGCGCGCCGAAGACCCCGGGCTGGCCTTCGCCACCCGGAACGCCAAGGTCCGCAAGATCGAGGTGGTCATCGACGTGCCCAACGACGAAGACGCCCTCGACGAGCTGATCCGCATCCTCGAGACGCTGATCAACTACACCTGGGACGGACACGCCGAGCGCGCCTACCGCCGGCTCCGCAGCCGGGTCATCGACCGGCTCTGCGAGATCAGGGCTGGGGTCGCCGCTGCGGCCGGCGGCTGCTGACCGGGGTCAGCCCGCCGCGCGCGCCTGGACCAGAGCTTGCAACGCAGCGAGGGCCGCCGGCGCCGGCGGCCAGAGCCCCAGCGCCCCCTTGTGCGGGATCGGATCGGCCAGCTCGAGGGCCTCGTCGAAGACGATCCCCCAGCCACCCATCCACCACACCGAGTCGAGGTGCGGCCGGACGAGCTTCTCGTCGCCGGCGACGACGGTCCGGCCGGCCCCGATCACACCGATCACGCGCGCCGCGCCGACGATCCCCAGCGGGGTCTCGTCGAGGGCCTCGCCGGTCTCCGCCTCGATGGAGGCGGCGCCCGATCCGTCCCAGGTCTGCCCGGCGTGGATGCCGAGCCACTGGCCGACCAGCCACGCGCCCGGCGCGTGCTTCCAGTTGCGGTTCTCGACGTCCTTGCCCAGCCGGACGATCGCGCGCGCCCAGGGTCGGTGCAGCGAGAGGCATCGCTCGACGGTGCCCAGCGACCGGCCCGTCTTCGGGTAGCGGCCCGTCGACCGGAGCCACGCCCAGGTCTGGTCCGCGGTCCACCCGGCCGAGATCAACCGCCCGTGGCAGTCGATGACGCGCCGGCGCCCATGACCGGCCGGCTCGTGGGTGCAGCCGTAGCGCTCAAGGACCTGGGTCAGCGGCAGGCCCATCACGGCTCCGGCCCCCACACCATGATCAGCGCGTCGTCGCCGCCGGCGTAGGTGCCCTCGACGTGCCACGCCGTCAGCGGGTCGATCGGCCGGCCGCTCGCCTCGAGCACCGAGATCGCCCGGTCGGTCTCGACGAGCAGGTCGAGGCGATCGACCGAGAGCGCGACGTGCGGGCGCGGGATCACGCAGCCGTCGTCGCCGTCCATCGATCCACCGACCTTCGAGACGCCGTCGCCAGAGTCGGTCGGCGTGAAGCCGGCGTCCCACAGCAGCCGGACCAGATCGACGATCCCAGGGTCGAGATCGTCCCAGGGCGGCGGTCGCCCGATGCCGGCCAGCCGACGGGCATCGGGCAGGTAGCGCTGCCCCTTGGCGAGCAGGTCGGTCAGCCCCGAGATCACCTCGGCGTAGGTCATCGTTCGGCCGGCCTCCTCGAACCCGTGAGCCGGGTCGTCCCAACTCGCCTCGCCGGCTCGGATCTCGCTGGTCAGGTTGCGGATCGCTCCGCGAACGTCGGTACGCATCACGCGACCTCCGGGTAGGCGCGCACATCCAGCTCGGGCCGGAGGTGCTCGAGGTCGTCGTGGGCGACCAGATCGACGCCGCCCTCCAGCTTCATGGTGATCGCGCCGCGCTGCTTCACGAAGCAGGCGACCCCCTCGGCGGCGCACGCCTCGACGATGTCGATGGCGTGGCGCTCGTAGAAGGGACGCACCTTCTCGCGCGCGCCGCTCTCACCGCCGACGATCACCCAGCCGATGCCGTCGCGCAGCACCGCGCGCAGCTCGGTCTGGTCGACCGCGCCGATCAGCGGCTCCATCGAGAGGAACCGGACCTTCGCAGGCACCTTGTTGAGCGAGGCCGCGCGCCGGAGCCAGTTGCCGTCCTCGACGCTGACCCCCAGCCAGACGTTGTCCCAGCCGTCGCCCCAGCCGTCGGGCAGGTTCGCCGCGATCCGACCGTGGCGCTTGGTGAGGATCTGGAAGGTCAGCCCGGGGCAGGCCCGGATCACCTCGTAGGCGTCGGCCCGGAAGGGATCGGCGGCCCGGTGGAACCAGTCGCTCAGCGAGCAGGTGAAGACGAGCCGGCGCTCGCCGGGCTCGAGGTCTCGGTGCCAGCGCATCGGCGCCCGGAAGGTGCGCTGCGAGGTGCGCGTCACCGACTCCGGGTCCCGGCCCGCGGGCGCGGCCCCTACCAGGGGGCCTCGCCCTCGAAGCGCCGAGCGCCGCAGTGAGGGCAGCGCCCCTCCAGCCTGCGAACGCTCTCGATCCGGTCGGCTGCGATCTGGAAGGCGATCCCGCTCTCGAGCCGGACCAGCACGGCCTCGCCGCTCATCTCGATCACGGTCTGCAGGCGCACGTCGGCGGTGCCCGGAAACCCACCCCCTCCAGCCTCGCAGCCCCAGGTCACCCTGACCTCGCGGCCGGCGTGCGCCATCAGCTCGTCTCGGGTCACCGATCGGCCCCTGTCGCCACCTCGAGCTTCGACCAGTCGTCGGTGGCGCGCCCGGCGGGGAGCCGGGCCAGCCAGGAGCGGGCGGGCTCGAGGCCCTCGATCACCGCGCGCGCCATCGCGAGGACAACCACCGCGGTCCGCTCGCGCACGTCCATCTTCTCGCGCACGTAGTCGATCGCGTGCCACGCCTCACCATCGTGCCCGGTGCCACCCCGGGGCAGCACCACCGAGCGCGGCGGCCCGTGGTTGAGCAGGGCCAGCAGCGTCCGGCCGTCGGGGATCGACACGACGACCACCTCGTAGCGGGTCGCGTCGCCGGGCTCCCAGGTCACCAGCACCGTCGGGTAGATCGCCTGGGTCGGCGGGCGGTCGCCGATCGCCCCGAGGGGGCCGGCCGGCTCGTCGGCCAGCATCTCCTCGAGGTCGCAGAGCAGGTTGCGCTCGAAGGTCGACATCTCCTCGCCCTCGGCGTCGATGCTGCGAAGGCTCTCGAGCCACCCCAGCGCTCGCAGGCGCCATCCGTCCACGGTCTTCATCGTCTCGCTCCTCCGGGGCCGGCGGCCCCGCTCGTCAGCGCGCCTCGGTGTAGGCGCAGATCGTCCCGTCGTAGAAGCCGCTGCCGATCGCCGTCAGCCCGGCGTAGCGCCGGCTCGCCGCGATCGCGTGCGCGACCGCCTGCGCCGACTCCTCGTCCAGCTCGCGCTTCAGGTAGCTCGCCCGGCTGGCCACCGCGCGGGCGGCGCGCTGGGCCGCGTCCTCCTCGAGCCCGGCGTGGCTGTAGAACTCGTCGGCCATCGTGTCGGTGATGCGGCTCATGCTCGGCTCCCTTCGTTCTGAGACCACATTAGCAGACGAAGCGTCCGGCATCCAGTCGATTCGCACGATCCACCGCAGAAAGATTGTTCGCGAGATGCGTCGATTGTCGTGGATGCCGGGCGCGGTGTCCGGTAATGTCATCTCAGAACGAACGGAGAGCACCATGACCCACGACGCGAACAACGAAGCCCTCGACCTCGCCAGCTACCTCCTCAACGAGCTGGGCACCGGCGGCGGGACGATGGATTGCTTCGACGACGAGACGATCAGCGAGGCCCTCACGGCGGCGCGCGAGGCCGGCTGGATCTTCGGCGGCGACTGGAGCGGCTACCGGATCACCGCGAAGGGCACCGAGCACACCGGGGTCGAGGCGGGCACCATCATCAAGGAGACCCGGCCGCACATCCGCGACGCCTGGGCCGAGGCGGTCTTCCGGGGGATCTGAGCGAAGGGGCCTGGAGGGGGCCGGGCCTCCCTGTACAAGAGCCCGGCCCCCTCCGGCTTCCCAGCAGGGCGCTGGGATCGGGGAGGGCGATTGCGGCGCCGGCCGGCGCCCGCGTCAGGCCGCGGGTCTGGTCGGCGCCCGCACCTCCCCGGCGGGCGTCGCGGGGTGGATGGGGTCGCCGCGCAGCGTCAGGCGGTCGGGCTCGTTCAGGCGATCCGGGTCGGGCGCAGGCGGGCTCGACTGATCGGGGCTCGGCACCTCCACGCCGTCGGGCTCGATGAGCACCAGCCCCTGGGCCAGCTCGCAGGCGGGCTCCACCTCAAGCCGCGCCACCGCGTCCTCGTGGACCTGCACCGCCACCGAGATCAGGTCGTGCACGCCGGCGTCCAGCTCGAGCACCGCGCTGGCGACCTCGGGGGCCTCGAGCGCGGCGGTCGCGATGGGCACCTTCTCGGGGGCCGCGGGCTGGTGGATCTCCATCGGGTCGGGGGGCTCGGCCTGGGCCGAGGGCGCGAGCGCCAGGGCGGCGAGCGCGAGGAGGGCGAGTCGTCTCATCGGCAGGGTCCTCCTGTGGTTCCGCTCCGGCCTCCGCGGCCGGCATGTTCAGCTTGGGGCCTCCTCGCCCCGAGCGCAAGTCAGTCTTCGGGGTCGACCACCCACTCCGCCTCCTTCACCTCCGCCTTCAGCTCGGCGAGGATCTCGTCGGCGGCGTGGTGCGGCGGAAGCTCGCCGGCGGCGGCCCGCTCGGCGACGAGGTGCTGGACGTCGCAGTGCCGGCGGATGCCGGAGAGCGCCTCGTGGATGTGCCGGCCGGCCCGGTCCATCGCGCGCAGCGCGCGGCGCAGGTCGTAGGTCTCGATCGCGAGCACCTTGAGCGCCTGGATCAGTGCGCGCGTCGTCGCCGCGTCCAGCGGCCCCTCGGCATGCCGGGCGATGCACTCGCGCTCGAACGCCTCGATCAGCTCGGGCCGCTCGGTCTGCAGCCCGGCCTGCAGGAGCAGCAGCGGGTTGGTCGCCATCTCACCGTCCATCGGTCACCTCCTCGAGGCCCAGCCGGGCCTGGGTCATCAGGCGCGCCGGCGGCGCGCTCGTCGTCAACCACTCGCTCGTCGGCCCGAAGCTCCGGGCCTGCCACGCTCCGCCGTCGGGCACATCGGCGTGGTGCCAGCCCCGCCAGGGGATCGGCTCGCCCTCGCTGATCCCGACCAGCACGCCGGCGACCACCAGCCGGTCGGCGAGCGAGCGCAGGTCGCGGCGGCCCAGCACCGCCGGGCGGTAGCCGGTCGTCCCCTTGTAGGGCGGGTCGATGTAGGCGCCGGCGCCGGCGCCCAGGTCCAGCTCGGCCTGCTGCAGCGGCCCGCCGATCACCTCGAGCGGCGGCCAGGGCAAGCTGGCGACGCGAAGCACCTCCGGCGCGATCCGCCAGGGCCGAAGGCGCTCGCCGAAGCTCCCCTTCTCGCGGGCGGTCCGGCTCAGATGGGCGTACCCCTGCCGGCGCCACCGGCCGTCGATGATCACCACCGGCCGGCCCATCGCGTTGCCATGCTGCAGGGCGAGGAAGACCGCGCAGAAGGCGACCGGGTCTTCGGGCACCGGCTCGTCGCCGATCGCCTTGAAGAGCGCCGCGCCCTGCTTCTCCGGCCGGCGCCCCAGGGCGCGCAGCGCATCGGCGATCTCGGCGGCGCGGCCGTCGACGATCGCCGTCTGCCAGAAGGTCGCCCAGGGGCCGGCGTCGGCCATGATGATCCGGTCGGGCATCCGGCCCCGCAGCCGGAGCAGGTCGAGGATCGCGGGCGCGAACCTCCGCTTCCCCCCCATGTAGGGGGCCGGCGGGCGCGCGGCCGGCCCGCCGATCAGGCGCAGGGTCACCGCACCCGATCCGCAGCAGAGGTCCGCGAAGATCACGTCGCCCCCGGG